TCTCTAAACTTCAAAGTCAGATCCTCGTTCAATCGACGAAGATCTGACGCTGAAATGTGTTTTCTTACCCTATTGAACACAACCTAATTGCCTTTTTAGGTATTTAGAGCCACTCCTTACGTTGCCTATGCTCTGGAATGATTCTTTCTATATCAACAAGGAGTAATCCATCCTCAAAAATTACATTTTTTACTACCAAATCATCTGGTACTGCCCATGATCTAGTGAAAGATCTTTGTGCAAGACCCCGATGCATGTAATCAGTGCCCTCTTTCTCAATTTTCTTTCCTTCGATGATAAGTTTACCCTCCTGTGTGTAAACTTTTAGTTCATCTTTTTTGAATCCTGCTAGTGCTACCTCTAATTTATACTCATGGTTTGATACCTTTATAGTATTATAAGGTGGGTAGTTAGAATTTTTGAAATGTGAATCGAAATCGCTGATCCAATCGTCAAATCCGATCATGTTTCGTCTTATTTTATTGAGATATTCTTGTGTATCTCCAACTGTCAACGTGATTCCGTTGTCAAACATAGTGACCTCTTTAGCGTCTGTGAATAATGTCCCCGAAGGCGACAATACTAATTATACACGATGCTATTTTTTAAGGGTACGGTTATTTGGGTTCGGTTGTTTTTCTTTTACCAATATTATATTTTGTTTCTAACTTCCAATCTGCTTTTTCTCTGAATGAAATTACCTTTATCTGATTTAATGGTGCTATATCTTCAACTAAATCTGATGATACTACATTGACCAATCCCCAATCTGATAGAAGTTGCACAATTCTGTTTCTTCTTTGAAAGTCATTCACGCTTAGATTTGCTTTTTTACCGTCTAAAGCAAAAAGTTCCTTGAAGTGAACTATAAAATACTTCCCTTGTTTATGTAATATGTGACAACTTTGATATATTTTCTTTTCTTTTCTGGATGCGACTCCTATTCTTGTCAATGTCTCTCTTACTTTTAGAAAATCATCAGGTTCTGCAAGTGCAACCTCAATCATTTTACTAGGTGACCAGTCATATATTGGTTCAATCACTACACTCATCTCAATCCTCCAGTGTCAAGTTTTTTTCTAATGAATTTCAACTGATCATCGGTAAGTAAGGAGAGGACCTGCTTTGCCTTTTCATCACTATAATGATAATATTTCTTGATTAGTTCAAGATTGTCCAATTCTTCCTTTTTAATCCAAGGAGAGAATCTTTTCCGCGATCGTAAAATATTTAGTAAAAAGTCGTACTGTAGTCTCTTATCTAAAGAATTGTATATATTCATCTCATTAGCATATAGCACAGCATCCATGTGACCTGCCATGCATCTATTCACTATAAAAGCAGGATACATTGAGTCAGTAACCTCTGGATCCTCAAACAAATTATTCTTTTTATAGTTGATTGAGTTCAACCAATCCTTCAGTTCTGGTTTCATCTACCTTCCTTTGATTTATTCCTTATTGTAACATGATTATCTTCAATAGCAATTTCTAGATAATCAAAATGTGTCCACCCAAGTTTTTCATAACACTCGTTTAATTTCTTCATATCATCCCATAAATCAGTAGGTGTGGGTTCTCCCCAAAATGGATTCTCTTCGTCTGGGTTCATCATTTTATCCAAGCACAATAAATTCTTTCATTAGTTCTATGTCCAAAGCTTATATCCCCACTAAATTCTTTTTTTCGATAGGTTTTATATATTATTTGAGGTTCAATAAAAAACTCTAAATTAAATTTCTCTGTCTTTTCAATTAATTTTTCTATAGTCCAACCGTAATATAATTTATGATCAAACTTAGGAATCCCTCTAAAATAAAAACGTCCACCTTCTTTTAACACACGTATTGCTTCTCTAAGTTGTGAATCTATAACTTCATCACCACCAAAATTTATACTTCCAAAAGCAATAACAATATCTGCAACATTGTCTTTGAATGGTAAATTTTTTATATCACAATACAAATCTTGATAGAATAGGGGATCATTCAAAACATTATCTAAAATATCTATTCCTATTAGATTATTGATACGTCCTTTGTAAGGATTTTGTCCACACCCTAAATCTAACACTAGATTACAATTAAGATTGTTTATTTCTTTTATAAATTTTTTACCTGTAGTGGGAAATTTATTCCATTTAGGATGTTTATCCTTTTCTCTCCCCTTGAAGAGGTTTCTTTTTTCTTCTTCTGGATTCATGTCAATCCTGATGAGTTGAGTTTGTCATAGTTATAGCATCCTTCAAATGAGAATTTTATTTTTGGTTCTTTGTTGTAGTTGAAAAGTAATAATTCTTTTCTTTCTTTCTGCTTAGACATATAATCACCAACAGATCTCATAGTATATGTATGAGCATATTCAGATACTGACCAATTACTAAACCTGTCTTTAATAAGTTGTGATGAGTTATATGATATGAGCATCTTAGCAGTTCTTTGATCACATTTCTCTGCAAACTTGTCATGATCAAAACTCTCATGCATGTTACCTTTCTTACCATATAAATTAGAATCTATCTCATATGGTGGATCAAGATATACAAATGCATTTACAAGATCTGTCAGTAAGATTTCGTAGTCATCATTTGTAATCGTCCATTTTTGAATGATCTTACTATATTGAGGTAACTTACTGATGCCTCGCATACTGAAGTTTTGGATACTCGCTTGAGATGAGAAAGATGAAGACTCAGTAAGACCACTGAAACTACACTTATTGACGATATAAAAAGCAATAGCACGTTCGAGATCGGTAGATCCTCTATCATGTAGAATAGACTTGCTATCCTCGAAGAGTATTCTACAGTCGGAGGATTCTCTTTTGATATCTGTGAGTCTGGTCGCAATTTCATCACCTTGTTTTTGTAAGATTTGCCAAAAATTTGTCAATGGTTCGTATAAATCATTGACCCAAATATTGAGGTGTGGAAAGGAGGTGCTGATGTGTAATGCTACAGAACCACCACCTAGAAATGGTTCACGATACTCCTTACAATTAGAAAGATTAGGAAAAAAGTTTTTGATTTTACCAACTGCTCTAGACTTACCACCCGGATATCGTAATGGTGTCTTGAGATTGGTCATTTGAATTCACACTCCATCATAATTTCAGTCATTGCTGCTAAAAGATTTATCTCCTGATCAGCAACAAAAGCACCTTGGTATTGATACTTTGCCACAACTAATACTGCATGTGGTATAGTTGCAGGTTTCAACACATTATACAACGAATCGTAAATATTTCTCAATATTGTGTTGGGATCATTATCTAAGTTTTGAACAATCCACTTTCTTACATTAGGAAAATCTTTCTTCTCAAGATATCCCATCAATTCTTTTGTATTTACATCTGACAGTTTAGATAATATACCAGTATCAATCTCTCCTCCTGCTGCATATCTCTGTACTTCATTCAATACTCTCCTCCAATCAGGAAAGTGTGTTTGTATGACTGTTGCTAATACCTTTTTATCTGCTGTAACTTCTTCTAAAGATAATATCTCGTTCAATCTTTTGAAGAACTGTGCTGCTATAGTTTGCTTTTCCTTACCATCCACACTAAAATCTATCACAGTGCATCTAGAATGCAATGGTTCTATAATTCTATTCTTGTAATTGCACGTAAAAATGAATCTGCAGTTCTTATAGAACTGTTCAACATTTGCCCTAAGAAGTAATTGAACATCATGGGTGGTGTTGTCTGCCTCGTCAATGATAATAACCTTATGCTTGCCCCTTGACGTAAGGGAAACAGTAGAGGCGAAACTTTTAGCTTGATTACGCACGGTGTCGAGAAATCTTCCTTCATCTGATCCGTTTATAACATAACTATCTATTCCCATTTGCTTGCATAGTGCCTTTGCCACCGTAGTTTTTCCTATGCCGGGAGGTCCAGATAGGAGCATGTTTGGTAGTTCACCCTTTGCTAGAAAGTCATTGAATGTTTTCTTGATTCTCTCAGGTAGAATACATTCATCAATTGTCTTGGGTCTGTATTTTTCAACCCATATAAAGTCACTCATCCCCAATCTTTAATAATCAAATTTGCAGAAATACCAATTCTCTTTCCTTTTGTCTCAGGGACAGAATGAAAGAGAGATCCGTTCCATAATAGTAGTGTACCAGATTTAGGTTTGATTCGCAACATGTCAAATTTTAGGGGTGCAGAATCTTCATCTGCATATGCATAGTAACAAGATGCCCATGTGATTGGATAGTGAGTATGTTTTATAGTATGATCACCCTCTTCATACATCAACGCCCAGAAATCATGAACAGTGTATGTACATATGTCAAGTTTACTAAAAGACTCAGGATCGGATATTCTTATTTTATCGACTGCATCTAAAATTTTATCAATGTATGGGTCAAAAATTTTAGTTTGTTGATGAGTCTTATAAGAACTTCTCCATGCCTTTACATTAGATACTTCACCTTCGGGAAAATTTTTCCTATGTTGATGTATGTCCTCAATAAGTTTTTCATTATCAATATCTAACTGCATAGAATACACAGGCATATTGACCATGCACCTATGTTTTACCACATCCATTCTGGTCTTCTTGATGGGTCACGTAGATAGTTATCTCTTGCCCATGGTTTTGAAAAAATATAGTCTTTGTATTTTGTAAAGATATCTTTACTGTCATCATACTTGAACTCATCAGGTCCTGCAAACACAAACTCTGTAGGATCAGAATCTTGAGGTGGAAATATTTTTACTGCATGTTCTATAGTAGATTGACAACTATGCTTCTTACCATATCTGTGTGTGTACTCATTACACAATGCAAGACCATGTACAATCAACCATGTAAAATTAGTCTGTGCCCATATTGTGCATGGATGATTACGAAATGCACCATGCTCTGTCTTGTATGGTGTACCATCAAGTTTAGGTAATGTGCCAAAACCATAACCCCACTTATCTGACGCTACGATAGATAACATCTGACATGTTTCTAATGGCATCTTGACAATATGTTTGTCGGGTAATACCTGTGCAGATTTGACTGCTGATGGGTCAGTGACAAATATATTCATTTTTTCTCCTCCCAGAGATATACTAGATACAATCCTAGTATAACCCAGAATGCAATTTCAAGACCGTAATTGTTCATAATTAATAATAATGGGTGCAGGATCATTCCAATGCCTGATGTTACCTGCAATAATGAAACAATTAGTGATAACTAATTGTATAAAAATAAATGTTCTGATAACACATATTATATCATCATATTGTTTTGTGGTTTCATCTTGAAATGAACCTAAAGCATACTTCCAGATTTTCCAAAATTCAGTCATTGAATTCATTATAAATCCCCTCCAACATGTCACCCTGTCCTGCTAATTTTTGAATTAGTAGTTTTAGATCTACTTTGTATGCTGCAGCAGTGTGTGTGATCTGATTTGTTCTATCTGACATAAGAAGATCAATTAGAAAATCACACTCCTTGAGACATAATTTGTTTTTGAGTTCAGTCATCATGATCATCCCAATTTGTCATTTTCACTCAACGTTATTTGTGTAGTTCTATTTTTAATTTTATCAAAATCTATGATGAATTCATTATCA